TGGGCGCAAGGGATGAAGCAGCAAAAGCATTGGGCGAGTTACGCAAGAACACTCGACCAATTGGTATTTAAACAGCAGTAAATAGGGGATATTTACTTTGAATGGAGAATTATTATGCCAATAGGTGGCGGAATAGTTCCAGCGTCAGGATCATCGCAGTACAACGAACTTACTTATGTAACTCGTAGAGCGTTTATCCCCAAGCTGGTCGTACAGCTTTACAATAGTACGCCCTTGATGGCTGCGTTGATTGCAAATAGTCAACAGGCTTCAGGCGGTGTATCCCAAGTAACCGTGCCCGTACAAGGCGCTCAGTTTGTTAACGCACAGTGGTCTGACTACTCTGGTTCATTCAACCAGCCAGCAGTTCAGCAAGGTGCATTTAACGCTGAATTTAACCTGAAGTTGATGATTGCTCCTGTACCGTTCCTCGGTATGGAAGGTGCAGTACAGCAAGATTACGCTATCATCCCATTGATCGAAGCCCGTATGAACGATGCGACCAATGTGATGATGGATGCAATGGCTACTGCGCTTTACACCAACTACACCAATACTCAGCAGTTTATTGGTTTGCCTGGTGCAATTGACGATGGTACAAACCTCCAGACTTACGGTAACATCAACCGTTCTACCTACTCTTGGTGGCAGTCTAAGGTTTACAACGCTGGTTCAGTAAACCCAACTCGTCAGAATGTACTCCAGTACATCTCTGGTACAGTTAAAAAGGGTGCAGAAGTTCCAACATTCGGTGTTTGCGGATTCGGTACTTGGACACTCCTCGCTCAAGACTATGTAGGTCAAGAGCAGTATGTAATCACCCCAGGACACGGTTTTGACGGTGACAGCAACGGTCCTCAAGCAGCTTTCCGTGCTTTGATGGTCGCTGGTGTGCCAATCTATCCAGATCCATATTGCCCAGAAGGTACTCTGTACTTCATTAACAGCAACTACTTAAGCCTCTATATCCACGATCAGGGTTCTTTCGTATTTACTGGTTTTGAATCAACACTTCCAAACTGGCAGATCGGTTATGTTGGCGCTGTCTTGATGATTGCTGAATTAGTAAGCACCAAGCCTAAGTCAATGACCAGAGTTTCTGGCTACAACTCTATTTCTTTATAAGGAGCTAAGTCATGGCACTCGGTTTAAATAAAATCCTCATTACCAGCACTAATACCAACACCCCTGGTGCGTATTGGCAGTTAAGCACATTGACCGTTACCGCCCCTGGCGTGGTCATCCCAGCAGGTTCTTACATTCTGTTTCCAAACACCAATGTAAGCATCTCTGCTGTGTCTGCGTATAACACAACTTCCAATGCTGCAACTTGGACAACTGTATTGGCTAACAACTCTGGTTCAACATTCCTCGTTTCCGATGGTGTGAATGTGGCTGCAAACGCAACTACAAACAGCACAATTACATTGGCAACTGTGAACGGTGGACAAGCTGTTTCTGGTACTTACAACGCAAGCTAAGGAGCAATAAATGGCTAACCCAGATTCAGTATCACAGTATTACCTTGATTCTTTCGGGTATGGTCGTATTGCTGTAAGTCAAGCTACTCCTCTTAATACAACGGGAAATGCTACCGTCACTGGTATCAAACTCCCGTTGTTAAGCGGTGGTCTGACAAATGCTAATGCAACAGTTGGTTCTGGTGGCGTTATCGTGCGTAGAGTTACTGTAAACAATCCTATTGGCAATATCTCCAATGTGATTATTTCAGTCACTACAAGCGCTGACGGCAACATCTCCAATGCTGTAGTAGCAAATACAACTCTTAGCAACTTGACTGGTCCTGGTACATACCAAGACTTGACTATTGCAAGTCCGTATAACAGCAGTTCTGCTATTACTGGTTTTACAACCCAAGCCTTATTCGTTAATGTGAACACTGGTAGCGGTAATGTCGCTAACACTGCAAGCATTATGGTTTATGGCGATGTAGTGAGTTTCTAAATGTCAAATGTCTTTGTAACCAACAATTCTGAGAAAAAACTAACTGACGGTTACGGTGGCGTCTTTTATGAGTTTAAAAAAGGCGAAACTGTAGAGATCCCAGAGAATGTTGCTCGTCATATTTTTGGTTATGGAGATCCTGACAAAGAACCTTATTTGGCACGGTTAGGCTGGGTCATCTCCCGCAATGATTTGGACAAGGGTTTAGAAATCCTTAGCCAATGGGAGATCTCTACCGAACCTCCTTCAAAGAACCAATCGTTATCCCCGTTGGTGGAAAGAGTACCCCTCCCCTCTGCAAAGAAGGGTGGGGGAAAAGTCCTTAAGGCGGTAGCATGAACTATGGATCGTAAATGGCAACCTTATCGAGCTACATCACCCAGGTTCGTAGATTGCTCCACGATGCTAATGGAAACTTTTACACTGACCAACAGTTAACAGATTACATTAACGAAGCACGGGAGCGAACAGTACGAGATACAGGCGCTTTGCGTGAAGTAATCGTTACGCAAGTACCTTGTCAGGTCGCACCAACAGCTACAGTAAATGGCGCATCACCAGCTTACCCAACACAGTGGGTGGCTAATACTGCCGTCACTTCTGGGCAGTTTGTATTTAGTAATATTTATATTTATCAATATGTTACGAGTGGTACTTCAGGGTCTTCTGCTCCTCCATACCCTCAAGCAACACAAAACAATTACAACAACTATCCTCCTAGCACACCCTTTGCAGATGGCACAGCGTCTTTGCAATATGTCGGTAATGCGGAGAATATTTCGTATGCAGCGTTAACTAATTTAGTCGGATCTAGCCCACTTACGCCTAGTTCTGGCAACACAATTTTAGATATTATCAATATCAACCTGTACTGGGGAAACACCCGTGTACCGCTTGATTATTTACCCTGGTCAGATTTCAACGCTAGATTGCGTTTTTGGCAAAACTACATCGGCAGACCATTGTGCTTTAGCATTTATGGTCAAGGACAGATTTATATAGGACCAGTACCCGATCAGGTGTACCAATTAGAGATTGATTGCGTGGTATTGCCTAATCCGTTGTCATTATCTGCATCTACCACGACAGATACGATCACCGATCCTTACTTTACCCCTGTGCAGTTTTATGCTGCCTACCTTGCTAAGTATTACGAGCAGAGTTTTGGTGAAGCAGAGATCTTCAAGCAGGAATATCAAAAACACGCTCAATCAGTACTCAATACGGTATTTACCCGTAGAGTGCCTAGCGTTTACTCAACACCATACTAAGACATGGCTGCTGCGGAACAGAAAAAATCGTATCAGGTCGTTAAGCAATTTAAAGGGCTTAACACTAAAGCTAACCGCACAGCGATTGATGAAACTGAGTTTTCATGGATTGAGAACATTCAGCCAATTGGCTATGCTAATGCCAAAGTTGTGCCTAATACCAATCCTGTCACTATTGGCAACGCTACCGTTACTTTTGCTAATACGGTTACTTATTTGACATCCATGAACATTGGTCTTTATGACTATGTAATTGCTTTTTTGCAAAATGGCGCAGCCCAGTACTATCGCATACAAGACAATAGTTTTGGTAATGTGGCTGTAGCTGGCACATTTAGTAATTCTGGCGTGGAATCTACTCAGTGGTACAACGACAGGATGTTGGTAATTGATCCCAATAAAGGGATGTTTTCATGGGATGGCAACAATACTGTCACAATTGGTGCAGTCGGTGTCATAGCGGTTACAAACCCAGGATCAGGCTACACCACAGCTCCTAGCGTAGTGATTTCAGGACCAGATCAAACAGGTGGTGTTCAGGCTAACGCTACCGCATCCCTAGTATCTGGTGGCAACACAGTAGGATCAATTAACCTGGTAGTCGGTGGTACAGGCTACACCAACGCTGCAAACCTGACTGTCACACTTAATGGTGGCGGTGGTACGGGCGCTAAAGCAGTAGCTGGAATACAGACTTTTGCTACTGGCACTGTCACAATCAATGTTGTTGACGGTGGCGCTGGATATATCAATTCAGCCAATACGGTTGTATCTATTACTGGCGGTGGCGGTACAAATGCTGCTGGTACAGCCATTATTAGCGGAAACACGGTTACACAAGTCGTAATGACTAATCCTGGCACTGGATACACCAATACAGCCAATTTAGTGGTCAGTATATCTGGTGGCGGTGCAACAACTAATGCTGTGCTATCAGGCGTGGTTAATACGCAAACCAATAGCGCTATAGCGAGCTTCTCAGGGCGTGTTTGGGTGGCAACAGGGCGAACTGTCACCTACTCTGCTGCGGGTCAATACAGCGACTTTACAAGCGTTTCAGCGGGTGCTGTGACGCTAACGGACAGTACTTTACATGGCAACATTATTCAACTGCTTTCTGCTAACAACTTTTTGTATATTTTTGGCGATGATTCCATCAATGTGTTTTCTGATGTGGTCGTTAATTCATCAGGGATAACCCTATTTACTAACACCAATGTGAGCGCATCCGTTGGTTCTAAGCGTTCTAATGCCATTTTCCCGTACTTCCGTTCCGTTCTGTTTATGAATGATTATGGCGTGTACGCACTGGTTGGTTCTACCACTTCCAAGATTTCTGATGCCTTGGATGGCATTTTTTCCAATATTGACTTTGCTAGTCCTGTTTATGCTGGACAAGTGCTGATTAACAACATTTTGTGCGCTGCATTTAATTTTAGATATTACGATGCCACTTTCACACAAAGCTATCGCTATGTGCAAGCGGTTTTTTTTGAAAAAAAATGGTTTATCACTAGCCAAGGAAATGATCTTGCCTACATGACTTATGTACCTGTAGGTGGAAAACTGACGCTATTTGGCACACGATCTAACTCGTTGTATCAGTTATATGCAAATAGCACTAGCACGATTAGTAGCATTATACAAACTGCCTTGATGCCGATGAGTGATCCGATACGGACCAAG